GTTTCCCAGTCACGATCCAGGAAAAGCGAAAGAATTAGGATTCAAGTCAGCTATTAAACTTAATGAAGAGCTAGGGAATAGGAAGATTCAATTCAAGCAGAATGGAACATGGGTACTATATACTGACTATGCAGGTCTTGGATACACAGATATCAAACAGACAGTCTTGGATAATGGTGCAATCGTATATAACAGCAGATGGACTCAAATTGGTAGAGAATTTCTACTTAGATTGTTTGGGAATGAATCTGCAGCATAAATAAAATACATACAACAGTCAATGAGCCAATACAGGCTCTTTTTTCTTGACTAAAATTGCTTGCATGATAAAAGTATCACCTAAAAAAATAGTGCCTTAAAATCAATTCTGTGACGTTACAAGTGTAGACATAAAATACATAATTCGATTATTTTACTACTATATAACTCGCTTTAAGTGAGGTATAATTAAGATATAAAGTAATATTTTGGGGGTGAGAAGATGGCAGAGAAAAGAAAAGTGAGACCTGTCAACATGTCACTGGAAGAACTTGACGATGACAAGGCCAAGAAGAAGGCGGAATTATTTAATAAACTTTGGAAGATAGAGAGCAAACGTGGTATTGCTAAGTTTGATTCGGTTGAAGACATGCAGCTTTTGATCGAGGATTATTTCGCTGATTGCGCAGAGATTGGTTTACGTCCAACAGTTCGAGGGCTAGCTAGTGCATTAGGTACTGTGTATCACACACTACAAGACTGGGAAAACGGTACGAGGGATAAACAACTCGGCTCGGACTGTTCGGCAACGGTGAAAAAAGCTAAGCAAATTATTGCACAATATGACGAGTTGATGGCAGTAGAAGGCCTTGATAATCCAATACTATTTATGTTCCGGGCGAAGAATTATTATGGAATGAGAGACAAGCAAGAGATAGAAGTAAACTCCAACACGAGCGGGCTAGATCCTGAACTATCAGTAGCTGACATTGCACAGCGACTCGAACAAGACATACCAATCGATGCAGATTATACAGACATACAATAGGGGGACCACCCAGGGGCCTGTAAAAGCCTGATAAATCAAGGATTTTTTGCAATCGTGCTATGTAAATGTAAAAACAGGGTAAGATGCCTTTACAAAATGATGGTATGTGCAAATTGCACAACGTAAAAATAGCCTATTTCTTTGGTGTGGAAGCTGTGGAAGATAGGGGGGAGGGGTCTGGTAGAAACGACCCCGGTCCCACCTACTCACCCGCAAAATATCCGCCAAAAAACAAAAAGGAGTTAAGAAACCGAATGAATCCAGAAGAATTAATCAAGCTATTCACAGATAAAATTCAAAATGACTACAGAGTGAAATGGATTAAGAGGAATGAATACCAAACAATATCCTACGCAGATATAGTGATTCGTTTTGAGAGAGACTTATCTTTTTGCATTTCTACAAAGGTGTTCTATGATATGACGATGGCAAGATGCCAAGGAATTGCATTCGATAGATTCTATAAAACAATCACGAATAAGATTGACAAAGAGTTTTTGAAACAGATAAAGAGGTAGAGAATGTGTTCAATTTAAGGAGAAATAAGAATAGTGAGTGTCAAGAACTAATTTATACAACTCCAAGCATAAAACAACAATTTAACGAGGCTATTGAAAAAGAAAGAAAAAAATTCAAACCTATGAGAGTTATAGTCAACGGAAAGTTGTTTGATAGTGAAAAGGCAGAGTTTGTAGGAGATAACATATGCAGCATAATCGTGAACATGGGTTATCTGATGGAGTATGAATACTACAGAATATATAGAACCAAAAAGGGATACTACAAAACAGTAGATGGTGAAGTAAAGGAATACACAGAAGAAGGAATAAAAGCACTATTGGAAACTGATGTCGAGAGATATATAGAGTTTTTCGGAGAGCCAGAAGAGGCTTAGAGGAGGAATATAGAATGAAATTAAATGAAACAGTAGAATTTATGAATAGCGAAGATTACAAAGAAAGATTTCAAGCGGAGTACGCGCAATTAAAAATCAGAATGAATGGGCTTGGAGAGATGTTAAGAAAGTACAAGTTGGGAACACTGCCTTTTACACCATCATGCAGTTACGACTTATTGAATGGACAATTTAAAGCGATGGATATGTATGCGTCTTACTTAGAAGAAAGAGCGATGATTGAAGGAATTCAATTATAAGATCAAAAAGACCACACACAACCTTGATGGGGGGGACACCTTATGAAAATTTTAAAACGATTTACATGTAAGCACAAATGGGTACTATTTGAATCATATTTAGAAACAGGAGAAAACGGGCACAAATACCTCAAGCACACATGGAAATGTGCAAAGTGTGGGAAGGTGGAATAAATGAGTTCTAGAAATATATTGTATTTTGACGAGATGAACATACTAGAGTATGAAAAAACGGCAAGAACAACCGCATGCGATGCTTTATCTGGAATGATTTACAAAGAATTTCAGAATATCGAAGATGGAGAGAAAAGCTATAACACGTTAAAGAAAAGACTATTACTGGCATTCACAGTTTGGGCGGTTGATATAGGATTCATCGGAGAAAAACAATTAAGAGAAAACAAGAATTCTATTGAAGAAACGCTAGGGATTCAGATTGCAACTATTTTACCAAAATTACAACCGGTGCTAGATGTTTCTGATAGCAAAGAAGAAACAATAAACAAAATGGGACACATAGTTGATAACATATATCGAATTGTGGATACAACAAAGAAGAACAAAGAGAAACCGCACGCAACGAGTAGGGCAAGAGCGGATGATATTGCAAGGACAGAAACAAATATTGCGTTCAATCGAATGGAGCATGATGCCGAAAAGAAGAAGGCAAAATACCATGTATGGTGCAGCGAAATGGACAAAAGAGTGAGAGATAGCCACAAGGGATGCGACGGGCAAAAGAAACCGATCAATGAACCGTTTGACGTGAATGGTTACCTGATGATGTATCCGATGGACGATACATTTGGAGCACCAATAGAAGAAATTGCGGGATGTAGATGTGTTGAAAAATTCTTATATTAAGGACTGATTGCATGAACCAGATATATCAACGAGGGAAGTACAAAGTGTATCGTGTTGAAGATGGATTTATTATACATAATTCTGACAAAGAGTTTAAAGACGGGCACACGCACATGAAGTCGATGAAGTGCTGCAGATATCTAATTCAGTTATCGCTAGAGAAACGAGTTCCCTATAACTTATCAAGATACCTATTGATAAGCTTGATTCGAATAAATGAAGGGGAATATACAGAAAAAGCACAAGCAGTACTAGATAGCAAGAAAAAGAAGCAGACGTACGTGAATAGGAGAATGTAGAGGTGGAAGTAAAAATGATTTGTATTATGGGTACAGAATACGAAATAATTACCGAAAGCAGAGAACAGGAAGAAGCATACACAAAAAACACATGGATAGGATTTTGTGATTTTTACGCAAAAGAAATTCACTTATTGGATTTGAAGAATGACGAAAACTATAAAAACGAAAGTGACAAGTGCTTGCTTGAACTATCAAAAAAAGTTCTAAGACATGAAATTACTCACGCATTCATGTACGAGAGTGGATTAGAGTCATCAGCACATACACATGACGGGCCTTGGTCATTAAATGAGGAAATGGTCGATTGGATAGCAATTCAATCTCCAAAGATATTTGAAGCATTTAAACAAGTTGGATGTTTGTAGCGGGTAGATAGGAGCAGAACCATGAACACGATAATTGTTGCTATAAGAATTGTAGCGATTTTGTTAATTGTACTGAATTTTATGGTCGCAAAATTTTCTTTTGAAAGTCATGAAGAAGAATCAAAGTTCTGGTGGTTCTTTGCATTACAAGGATTTGTTATTGCATGGTTAATGATAGGAGGGATTGAGTGAAAAAGTATAAGATTGACTATTTCGTAGTGAAAGACGGAATGAGAATTGACAAGATGATGGAAGTAATTACAACTTGCGAAGAGTATGCGCTTGATGAGTATAGAGGCAATGTGAAGAATTATTCACATGGGGAAATTATAAGTATACAAGCATTTGACCTTACAGAAGATGAAAAGAAGTCATGCGGTGTGTATGAAAATGATGAAATTTCAAATCCGTCACACTATACATTCTCGAAGTTCCAGCCAAAAAACGTAATCAGAGAATGGGGACTGAATTTTAACTTAGGATGTGCAGTGAAATACATTGTAAGGGCAGGTAAAAAGGATGGGAATCCAACAATCAAGGATCTAGAGAAGGCAAGACAGTATATCTCGTTTGAATTAGAGTATTTAAAGGAAAACAGTAAGTAGTTTTTTTCTAGCAGCCAAGTAACAATTGTTAATAATTATAAGTATTATTTATCTATTATGTTCGTTGATCAAAAATCTCCAGTTTTTATGGCTGCTATTAAAATAAATCGCTATTCTCTTGGGAGTTTCAAGGTGGGCACGCACACATTGATTGGTCGGTTCGATTCCGACAATAGCACTTAGCTAGTTAAATTCGAAACCCATTAATAACTGCGGTAGCTAGTAGTGCTGCCGCACACCCCCTTAAAACGAATGGAGGAGATGTATGAGTTGGAAAGATAGAGTACTAAAGATGAGAGAAGAAGGATGTAGCTGGAGAGAAATCGGAGAGAACTTAGAAGATGTGTTTCCGGGGCTTACAATCGAACAAAGGAAAGAAAGAGCGAGAGGGTTCTGGAGAAGAAGAAAAGATAGTATTGAGAACAATGAAATGCAAAATGGTAATTTTGACAACCGGTCAATCGAATACAAATCAGACGGGTCGACTACATTCCAGGGGATCATCGAATTAATGGATGGAGAAGAAATTACTCCAGAAGTAATTATGAGAGCACATAATTTAGATGCTAGAAAATGGGATGTAACTTCTTATAAAACAAATTTCTGGCAAGCACAGAAAAAAGGCGGTAGCAAGATTTTACTTTATCAAAGTAAGATTACAGTAAAGCCGAAGCAACAGTTAGAAATCACATTAGATGATATTGATAAATACTTTAAGAAGAAAGACTATGCGGCTGATAAACTACCGATTAAGTGTATGAATTACAGTGAACATGGAGAAATACTTGAAATATGCGTTGCAGACTTACATGTTGGGGCCCTTTGCTATGGGAAAGAATCTGGAGTTGATTATGACTTGAGGATAGTAAAGGAATACTTCTTTGAATGTATCAATGACATTATGAATAGATGCGAAGAGAGAAAATTCAAAAAAATACATTTGATAACGATGGGTGACTACTTACATTGCGATAACTCAGAAGGGAGTACAAATAAAGGGACAAGGCAAGATTGCGATTCTAGAATTAGTAAAATTGTTGAAGTTGCGGAAGATATGCTGATAGATGGTATTACTATGTTGGGAGAATTTGCACCAGTAGAATACGTGTATATTCCAGGTAATCATGATTTGACGAGCGGTTATATACTGGCAAGAAGCGTAAAAAACGCATTTCGAAAGGATCCGAACGTAACGTTTGATATATCTCCGAATCCGATAAAACACAGAATGTTTTATGATAGCTTAGTAATGTGGCATCACGGATGTATGCCTAAGAATAATATGGATGATTTAGTGCACAAGCACGCAAGAGAAGAATTTGGGAAAAGTAAACGGTCGGAACTTCACGTTGGCCATTTGCACGACGAAATCACAAGAACAAAATGCGGAACTGTAATTCGAGTATTACCGACGGTATGCGAATCGACGTTTTGGGAGCATTTTAACGGATACAAATCCCCAGTAAAAGCAATCACAAGTTTTGTATGGAATGAGAAAAAGGGATTGCGGGACATTTGGTACAGTAGCTTATAAGAATATCAGAGTGCCACGAGCACCTTTTGGGAGGGCACGATGGAAAACTATGATACAAATCAATCAATTATAGACGAGATACTTCGAAGAGGACTGGATACATACGAGAATATCAGAGACTTGTTTGAAATGGCGAAAATAATCAAGGATACTGACATAGAGCATGCCCTTGTATTAGCAGACAAAGTGAAAAAAAGCGCAGCAGTCATGACAAGAAAAGATATAAAAAACAGAATCAAGCTGCAAGAGATATACTACAATTCATTGCTAATGAGAGCACCATACTTTTTGGACGAATATATGATATACATTGAGAAAAACAGGGAACCAAAAGAACGATTTTACTTACCACGGAGAAGACAGTTTATCAAATTTGGACTAGTGGATGCACTGCAAGAATTAGAAGATAGTGACGAGTTAGAGCTAGTTACGATTTCAATGCCACCAGGGAGCTCAAAGACAACATTTGAGGAGTTTTTTATGTCATGGGTAATAGGTAGACACCCCGAGGATTATAATCTCTTTTCTAGCCACTCTGGTGATATTACAAGAATGGTATACGATGCAGTAAACAACATTACATCAAATGAAGAGTATCTTTGGAGAGATGTATTTCCAGAAGTAAAAAAAGAGTCTGAGAATGCCAAGATGGAAACTATAAATTTCGGTAAGTTCAAACCGTTCAAGTCGATTCAGTGTAGAAGTATTGATTCGAAAAATGCAGGTGTTGTACGTTGTAATCGATACTTGTTTGTGGATGACTTAATCGGGGGAATTGAAGAAGCGTTAAGCAAACCGAGATTAGATAAATTATGGACAAAGTACAGTGTTGACTTACGACAGAGAAAGAAAGATGGTTGCAAGGAAATCCATATTGCGACTAGATGGTCAGTGCATGACGTTATCGGAAGATTGATATTAAAATACGGAGAAAACAGTAAGAAGGCAAGATTTATAGCAATACCAGATATTGATCCAGAAACAGGAGAAAGCAATTTTGATTATGATTATGGTGTTGGTTTTACAGCGGAATTCTTCAAAGATATGGAAGACACAATGGATGAAATATCTTATAAGTGCCTATACAAAAGCGAACCAATTGAACGCGAAGGATTATTATATCATGAAGATGATTTAAGAAGATATATGACATTACCAGTAGAGGAACCAGATGCGATATTAGGTGTGTGTGATACCAAAGACAAAGGGAAGGATTACTTATTCTTGCCTTGCATGTTACAGTATGGTACGGATTATTATCTAGTTGACTGTATATGCGATGATACATCAGATTACGGAATACAATACGAACGATGTTCGGATTTAATTGTGGGTAATAAAATGCAACAATGCCAATTTGAATCCAATAATGGTGGTTCAAGGGTAGCGTACGAGGTATCGAAGAAAATTGATGAGAAGGGCGGACTATGTAATATTACATCACAAGTCACTACGTCAAATAAAGAGACTAAGATTATTGTAAATGCGGATTGGGTAAAAAAACATGTGATATTTAGGGATAAAACATTGTACAAACAGAAAGATGACTATGGAAAAATGATGAGTTTTCTGTTGAGTTACTCAGTAGCCGGAAAAAATGCACATGATGATGTACCTGACGGATTGGCACAGTTTGCCGTATTTACGCAAAACGGATTAATACAAAAAGTAGAGATACGAAAACGAAGATTCTAGGAGGGTTATGGTATTGACCAAAGAACAGTTAAATGAATATAAGCATTATAAAGCTGAAATTGAACGTTGCGATAAAAAAATGTTACGGTTAAAAGAAAACACTCCTCGCGTTGAGTACGGGAAAGTATATGGATCTAGTCCAAGTTTTCCGTTTTGTGAACGAGGATTTACTGTAAGCGGAGCAGGGGAAACAGACGGGAAAGAATGGACCAGAAAAGTAAGAGAAGTTTACCTAGAAACAAAAGCAAACAGAGAAAAATGCGCAGAACTAAAGATTGAAATTGAAATGATGATTGAACGCATTGATAACATAAGAGACAGAAAGATTATGGATGAGTATATTATACAAGGTAAAACACAACAAGAAGTAGCTAGAGCAATACCAGTTGACCAAAGTGTGGTTAGCAGAACGATTGAAAAATACATTAAATAGCATAAAAAACATAGAAAAATATGATAAAATTAAAATAGAGAAAGTACACACTGACGTTAGCGGACGAAGCTAACGTCTTTTTTATGATTAAAAAGGAGGCGGTTATATGGTTTATGAATTTAAAACGACAAATCAGAACATTGCATGCACAAATGCTACGTCGATAATTTCGGATTCTATCAATTTTGTGGAAGCAAAGTTTGTGTTTGATTCAGATTGGAATGGTCTGTATAAAATCGTACAGTTTCAAAACACGACAAAGAAAGTATACAAAGAGGTAGTGCTTGATGTTGATCAAGACACTTGCTATATCCCTTGGGAAGTGATTGAGGACGATGGGAAACTGGTTATATATGCAGAAGGTACAAAAACATTAGATGACTTGCAGGTAAGAGCGACAACTAAAATGTCAAAACCTATTACAATCAATGCATCTGATAAAGTGTTGAACTCATCAATGGGACAGGCACCAACACCAGAGTTATATGAGCAGATTTTTAACAAGATCAATCAGATTACTGCGGGAATGGTAGACGAAGAAGCAGTAAATGCGAAAGTGGATGCGTATCTATTAGCTAACCCTCCAACGGTGGATTTAACAGACGTGAACGAGGCAATTAGTCAGCTTAATCACACTATTGTTGACTAATAAGTTACCGCGGAAGAAGTTTGCATTTGTGGAACAGAAAGCCATGATCAAAGTTTCATGTAAAAAATGGAGAAATGATACTTTTACACCTGATGATCGTGACTGGGAAAC